CTACCTGCCGTGTTCCTGCACATAACGGTCGCCGCTGGCGTGGATCAATTTTGCCTGATGCAGCTCGATGCGCCGTGGGCGCTCTGTGCTGCCGCCCATGCGTAACAGGGCTTGGAGTTCCTTGTCGGTCAGCCCTTTCGGGTGGTGGCCGAGAGCGACCAGCACGTTCCGGCGCTTGGTCCCCGCCTTGCCTGCCATCTTCTCGGCGGCTTCATACGACGTGGAAACTGTAAGCCCCAGCGCGCCGGTAAACGGGAGCAGTTCGTTGGTATACGGCATTAACCTTCTAGTCCCGAGGCGCGCAGGATCTGTTCGCTCATGCGGGCACCGCCAAGGGGAGCGACCGTTGCGCCCGCTTCACAATAAGGTATCCTACGCTTTCCGCCGTCGCAGTTTCCCGAATGTCTGAGCAAGGTGAGCACGCCGTCTCGTGGTAGCGGTTGCTCCAGACCCAGGTTTCAGCACATCACGCGCAAACTGAGACGTGCTTTTCCCTGCACGCTTTGCCTGCCCGGAGAAGGCCCCAGCCTTGAAATTCGACCCGTCCTTCATCTTCTGAATCCATTGTTCCGCCATTACTGCAACCTCCTCGTCGCGCCTGGCAACACCTGATAGCCCAGCGTCATCCCTTCGAGACTCCAGCTCCCATTCTGTGCGTCGTCGCTGATCCGAATCCGACATCCCACATCCTGAATGAAGTCCCCGGTACTGCTTTCCATGTTGATAATGCGCTGCACACTATCGAAGGGCACCGTGATGTTGCTGCTCTCAGACGTATCGATCCCGTTCCCATCAGAAGTGATCAACTGGAGCCCCAGGGGTTCGATCGACTTTGTGGCGCTCCCACGTCCGACCGCCTCATCAGAAGCCCCTCCTGACATCCATTCAACTGTGAGCGTGACATCGGAATTAGCTTCCGCGATGATGTCGAGCCAGCGATACCGCTTCGTGTAGGCCATGAGCTGCTGCGGAGCCCGAACATCCCACGAATTGTCGGTCCCATAAATCACCTTCGTCATCCAGCGTGACGGGATATTCGATCCGTCAAAGCTGTCCCCATTGAAGAATTGGTAGCAGAAGCCGCCTTTCGAGGTCTGAGCCTCACCCGTCAGGATCACCTGTGTATCGCTCGACGTTTCGACTGTCGTGGAGGCCGACATCGGCATATCGGGCCAGACATACCAGACACCCCACCGATAGTTCCAGACCACGGCCTGATTACATTCGGCATCATCACCGGAGGCCGTCGGACCAGGCCAGAACCAGACGATATGCCCGTTTTCAATGTCATGTATGGCGTGAATCTTCTTGATCTGGGCATACAGGAAGGTCTTGAGGGTTTCCTTGACCGGAGTGCTGATAATGGTGTCGTTATTCCCGTCAAAGAGGCGGATATCGCCCATGGGTGTGAAATATGCCTGCATCACCCGTGGCGTCGTAATCTGGTTCCCGGACGCATCGGTATAGACCGCCCCAGCCGGTACCTGGACAATCGACCGGTGCGAGACGGCCCCAATAAGCGCATTGGACTTGGTACGCACCCAGTCCATGATGTCTGAGACTATCTGTCCGGTGCCGCTGACGGTCCAGATGGATCGTTCAAGGAACACGACCAACATACCTTCGAAGTCCCCCACGATCCCGGTAATGAGGTCCCCGACGGAGCTTTGATCAGTGAAATCGAGGTAGTTATTCGCTCCCACCTGATCGGGCTTCCCTGGATCGGACCAAAAGACACGCCGAGGATTGGTGTCGGTGCGTCCCCACCAGAGTCGCTGCTTGTGGGGTTCGCAGAAGTATGTGCCGGTCGCTGGGGCATCGCCATGCTCCTCCAGAAGTCGATGTTCAAGAATATCCAGATCCGATGCATTGTCTGTATAGCTGGTAGTCGTGCGTCCATCGATGAACGTCACAAAGTAATAGTTCGTACCGGTCCCGGTCGTGCGATACAGCTCATAGCCCGTGATGTCGGTATCCGAGTCGGCGGTCCATGACAGATTGGCCTGTTCATCCTGGAGTTGAATCACGTTAGAGGTCACAGACCCCGCCGATCGGGTTTCTGCTGCGTCCACACTGACCATCTTCCACGTATAGGACCCGTTGAGCTGTCCAGCCGACGTATTGACCACTGCCGTGATGGTCGGAGACTTCCCACTGGCACCAGCCGTCGCCAGAGAGGAGCCGTTCCAGACTCGTGGCGCTACCACCCCGTCTGTAAAGAACAGGTTGTTGTCCACCTGCGCGAAATCAGGAATCCGTCCCACCGATCCGGTGCTGAGATCAGCAATAAAGGTCCACGCCGCTCCATCATTCGTGCTGTACCACAGTTCAAATTCATTGGTGCCGTCGTCAAAGGCCCCAAGTAGTTGTCGGGTAAAACTCGCGCCAGTCTGCCGATAGGCCCGAAGTGACCGCAGACGTGTAGCACTCCCGCCCGTATTGGTCGTGACGGCCGAACTATTTTGCTTGCTATAGCCCAGAATCTTCTTGGCGCGTCCGAGCTTATCAATCCAGAGGTTCCGGCTGCCGCTGGACGAATAAATCGCCGGCAGCGCGACAGAATGAATCCCCTCCTGGGTGCCCAGGAACACCGAGAATACCTGGGTCTGCATTGGATATGCCATCACACTACCTGCGCGTAATTCGGTGGAGATAATCCCTCGTCCCACCTTCATGGAACGTCCACGCCTGACCTTCAGTTAGCTCAATCACATCTGTTCTCTCACCAGTCCGCACATCAAACACCTCAACCGACATCGGCCACTTTGCCGCAACCGTGTAGGACTCACGCATCCCCATCACCGCGACATACGATTTCCCACCCATGTTAGCCGCAAACGCTCTCACGACGCCGGACCCTCCCGTATCAGGCCAAATCTGATCGTCTGTCTCATACGGGTGGCAGTCCCAATGGTGATTGCACCGTTCCGCCGATGCGATGCCAGCCGGGAGTAACTCTCGCGTGGATCTGAGTGCCATCATGACCGACTCAGGGACGACATCCCAATACTGCTCAACGCCTCGAACGCCTGCGCTGCTGTGCAGCACGTATCCGGCCCCGCCAGCGATGAACGTCGCCGCCATCCCAATCGCTAGACGCGCAGGATCGGCATCGCTCTCTCCACTTGAGCCGGGTCCGATTGGCTCATTGTTCGTAAACGGCAGCACATGATCGTAGAACTGAGCCTCCCAGGGTTGTCGTTGTGGTCTGTAGAAGGCTTCCACCGTATCTGTCCGCCTGTCGAAATGTGGCGTGACAAGGTCTGCCCCAACCAGCCGACCATCGAAGAGCCGGTTGATCGACTCCTCGGCATTGCCTCCATCTGGACTCGATGGCGCGACGGGAATCTCGCTCACCTCATCCCAGAGTAACGTCAGTTCCCGGAGCGTCTCGTCATCGATCCCGTTGAGGTTCGACTCGTTTGCCACCTCCACAAACTGCACGGCATCTCGCTTGCCTTCCAGCCGCTCAGCCATTACCTCAACCCACGCCCGACGGTCAGCATGGTCTGGCATCATCACCTGGGCATCTGCGAACAACACGACCTGCGCGCGCATCCCTCTCTCGGCACACGCATCGAGCAGGGTATTCAAGACCTCGCCATAATCCGGCCACCTGGGATCGATGACTCGTCCTTCCCAGTAGGGTAACGAGCCCACCATCGACAGCACCCGAACGTAGTTCACGCCCCAGCCAGCTAGCCAGTCGAGTGTTTCTGACAGCATCGGCTGGTCGTGCTTCGCCGCCCACAGCCCCCACATCAGGGTCACGCCCCAGGCATTGAACGGTCCATCGTCATCCGCAAAGGCTCTGCCGTCGAGCCTGACATGGCCAGCAGGAAACGGAACAGGTTCAGGAACAACGACAGGCGGGTCCGGAATTAGCTCCGCAACCGGAGGCTCAAATACCGGAGGCTCTGGAAGTACCAGGTCTGGAGTCGATGTGCAACCGACCACCACCGCCAGGATGAGCAGTGCCCGTATCACCGACCGCTCCCGAGAAGGGGTCGGCCATCTGGAATGGCACCTCGCCACTCCGCTGTTGCCTCGTGCAGCGTGGGAAACCGATCGGGTTCAAAAAGGAGCCGCCTGAGAACATGACTGACGGTGTCGTCAGTGGCAGCCGTCCCAACGGTCATGAGATGCCGTTCTTGGATAGCCAGAATCAGAGGTGTCATCAGCGTCTCGACACAGCGTCTCGGCGTGCGTATCGACCCTCACATCTCACTACCCGCTGGACGCTTCAAGGTCTGTAATCCGCTTGGTCAATGCGGCGTTTTCATCAATCAGTTCCTGAATGGCCCACCATGAAATGGCGGCCTGGTTTTTTGGCGAGATGCCGATGTGATTCTTGGGTGTTCCGTCGTCCTTCAAGACAAACGGATTAAACCCAAGTCCAAATTCGGTGTAGAGATCCTGCGCGGACGGTCCCCCAAACCACACTGGGGTCTTTCCTTCAGGCAACCTGACGCTGTGATAGCGACCGTCCCGAATTCGCTGAATCCGCTGGCACACGCTCCCACCGTCAGACCCGCGTTCGATATCCTCCGCCGACTGCTGGTCCGTCACGAACAGATCCTTGATGGCTACCGGACCCCAGGTCTTATCTTCCGCATCGCTGGCATCTGTCCACACGCCAAACTGTGTCAGCACACCCGAAGTCGCGGCAGGTCCTGGAGTGTTCACACCATCCATCACGAGAAACGTAATCGAACTATCCATCTGTGCTTCATTAGAATCAGTCACATAAAAATAGATCCGATTGCATTGACGCTTTGTATCTCCATCGTCGTTTGAATAGAAAACAAGTTCGGCGACCCTAGTGGCATCAGTACCGCTCGCCTTGCTGTGGTAGAAATCGAGAGTCGGGCCTCTGGTATTGTTGGAGGAGACGAGGTTGCACACGTTGATACTCGTCGAGGTCACGTTTAGGATTTTTCCACTGTCGTCCCACGTCAACCCTGAGTCGCCTCCGAAACTCCCGCCATCATTGAACTGGACCTGCGTATCGCTCCCGCCTGGGCTTCCTTCGGACGCCGTTGCCCACTGGAGCGTGCCATCGGTGTTATTGATGGTAAGTAATTGATTCACGGAGCCGATCGCCGCTGGAAAGGTCAGGGTATAGGAACTTGAGACGGTAGTGGGCGCGTCGAGGCCGACATACTGCCCACCTGTATTGTCCTGCAGGCGCAAATCGTTTTCAGCCAGAATGTTGAGATGGCCGTTGACTTCAGCATTTCCCGTCGTCGTAATCGCAGACGTTCCGGCGCCAATCAGGACACGTCCTGATGCAAGCGTGGACGCGCCGGTAC